AAGTAATTAATAGTTTAAGAAAACTCAGAGATACTCAAAAAGATTTGAAAAAACAAGAAGAGTTATTGAAAACTGAAGTTTTAGATATTCTAAAAACAAAAAATGTTTCTGAATTAATTACTTCAAAATATAAAGTTTTTCTTGAAGAAGTGATTACTACTAGATTAGATTCTAAAAGATTAAAGGAAGAACAACCTAAAATCTTTGAAGAATATTCTAGTGATAAAATAAGTAATAGACTACAAATTAAATAAATATAATGATGAAGAGTGAACCAATGGTTCACTCTTCAGAAAGGAAGAAACAAAATGAAATTTACAGAAAAAGAAATAAAAAAAAAGTTAATAAAAGACCATAATATTTCTAAAGATTGGTTAGATAAACATTTAACAGTAATCAATATGACTTCAAAAGATATAGAGGAGATTTTAACACCAACAAAAAGAAAGGAAGAAACAAAATGAAAAAAAATAAATTAAATTATGAGGGATTAATATTAATCAGTTTGTGTTCCTTTGTTCTAGCTATTTGCTCTTTAATGTTAATTTTTATTGGATTAACTAATATTGGTTTAATGTTTTCAATAGGTTATATGTTAATTGGTTTTGTGTGTTTAGCCTTTTCTTTTATTAGTTTAGAGGTGAGTAAATGAATACAGAAATAATAGCACAAAAAAGAACATTAACTTCAAAACTGTTATATTGGGAGGGACAAAAAATAAAGGCAGAAAAATTGATCTCACAATATACAAAAGAAATAGAAAGGTTAACAAAATGATTAGTTTTACTCAAGGTTATTTTGCAGATTGTGTAGAGGATTTAAACCTACCTAAAGAATGGGAGAATATTTCATATGGCAATGATATTTGCCCAAGTTATTTATATAAAGGTTATGTAATATTCATAGATCACAAAAACAAAAACAAAAGAGAAGTTCAAGATCAATTCAGATTTTTAATTATGTCTTTTGATTCTACTATGCAATCTTATAATACTGATTATCATTTATTACATACTGATTCTTTTAAAAAGGTTTTAAACTTTTTAAAAACTAATTAATATAAATAGATCCAAATCATAAGAGCAAGTTTAATATCTTGCTCTTATACTTTCACTTACTTAACTCACTCAACTCAACTCATTCAACTCACTCAACAAGGCTCATTCTCTAAATCAAAATCATTTTCATTTTACTGTTTTTCAATCAGATGGACGAGCAAGGGTTCTCTCCATTTCTCCTAAACTCTAACACGGATATATGTAAACATTTGAATTTTATTATGATTTGATTATAATGTGTTTATGAGCAAACCATTAAAAGCCGACATACTCACAACAGATAAGATGAGGCTCGAAGTTGAAAGGCTTTGGATTCAGCATATAAAACTTTGTCAAGATCATTTTTTGTATTTTGTACAAGAGGTTTGGCCTGATTTTATATGTCGTAAAGAAAAAGATAAAAGTAAGTGGGGCCATCATCAGATAATAGCTGGTGAATTTAGTAATGTTGCGCAAAATAAAAAAGGGAGGCTCATTGTTAATATGCCTCCTAGACATACTAAATCAGAATTTGCATCTGTTTATTTTCCTGCTTGGATGATAGGGAAGTTCCCAAAAATGAAAATTATGCAGGTTTCTCATAATACAGAACTTGCAGTAAGGTTCGGTTCTAAGGTTCGTAATATTATTGATTCTCCTGAGTATAAACAAATATTTGGGGATGTTAAACTTCGTGAGGACTCCAAGGCAAAAGGTCGTTGGGAAACTAATCACGGGGGTGAGTATTATGCCGCCGGCGTTGGGGCGAGTATCACGGGTCGTGGTGCGGACTTACTGATTATTGATGATCCACACACGGAACAAGATTCAATGTCCGATATTGCTATGGAGCGAGCTTATGATTGGTATACTTCTGGTCCACGACAGAGATTACAACCAGGAGGCTCAATATTATTAGTTATGACTAGATGGGCAGAGGATGATTTAACAGGCAGATTATTGAAGGCTCAAACTGAACCTAAAGCGGATAGTTGGCGACAAATTTCATTTCCTGCGATTCTTGACTCAGGGAACCCTGTATGGCCAGAGTATTGGAATTTAGAAGAGTTGGAAAAGATCAAAGCTTCTGTTCCCATACGGAATTGGTCTGCACAGTATATGCAAAACCCTACTTCTGAGGAGGGGGCTATTTTAAAAAGGGAGTGGTGGCGTGCTTGGAAGGGTGATAACATACCTAATTTAATGCATGTAATACAAAGTTATGATACGGCATTTAGTAAAAAGGAAACAGCAGATTATTCTGCCATTACGACTTGGGGTGTATTTTTTCCAGAAGAAGGTGGAGCTCCACATATGATATTATTGGATGCGATTAGGGGTAAGTATGATTTTCCAGAACTAAAGGCTGTTGCTTTAGATGCTAATAAGTATTGGGAACCTGAAACTATAATTATTGAGCAAAAAGCAAGTGGGGAACCTTTGACTCAGGAATTTAGAAGAATGGGTATACCTGTTGTACCTTTTGTTCCAAGTAAGGGTAATGATAAATACACAAGAGTAAATGCCTGTGCTCCTGTTTTTGAAAGTGGGCAAGTGTGGTATCCTTATGGTGAAAAATTTGCAGATGATGTTATGGATGAATGTGCTGCTTTTCCACATGGGGCTAATGATGACTATGTTGATTCAACTACACAAGCTGTGTTAAGATACAGACAAGGTAACTTCATTGAGTTATACTCAGATTATGTTGATGATGAAGAATTGCCGTTAAAGGAGTATAAGTATTACACATGAGTATGGAAGATTACGAAAAAAAATCTAAAAAATTTGCAATATTAGGGGATCTTTTAGGGAAGGATACTTCTCTTAGTGGATTGCTAGGTCTTAACAAAAAAACCAAAAGAGCACCTAGACACCAAGATATGAGTATGTTCAGAAGGCGTAAAGATTATTCGCCTAGGGAAGAATATGCTATTGTTAATAAAAAAGTACCTAGTATTTCTAACTTAACAAAAATGATTACTATGGATGATTTAAAATTAACTTCAGTAGAACCTGATTTACGTTCTTTAAGAAATTTAAGACTTGCAAAAAAAGGTCAATTCGTTCAAGCTAAATGTAAAATAGGTAAAAATAAACCCACAAAGGTTACTTAATGGCTGAAGAAGAGATTTTAGAGGAACAGGCACCTGAACCTGTTGATGTGTTGGTTGAGCAACCAACGGACGAAATTGTTGATGAAGAATTTGTAAAAAGTGAAGAAGACGATTTTTACAACAACATTGCTGAAGATTTAGATGATCGCACTCTTTCTGCAATTTCCAATGATTTAATTTCAGAATATAAAAAAGATAAAGAGTCCAGAAGCGATTGGGAAAAATCCTATACTTCCGGTTTAGATTTACTTGGTTTCAAGTATATGGCAGAAGGTCAGCCGTTCCGTGGAGCGTCAGGCGTGACTCATCCATTATTATCCGAGGCTGTTACGCAGTTTCAAGCACAGGCCTATAAAGAATTATTACCGAGCGATGGTCCGGTAAGGACGCATGTTGTAGGTGATATGAGTAAGGAAAAGGAAGAACAGGCAGAGCGTGTAAAAGAATTTATGAATTATATGATAATGGAGAAGATGGAGGAATACACTCCTGAATTTGATCAATTATTATTTTATCTTCCTTTAGCTGGTTCTGCATTTAAGAAAATTTACTATGATGAGATTCGTCAAAGAGCTGTAAGCAAGTTTGTTCCTGCTGAAGATTTAGTGGTACCTTATTATGCTACGGATTTACAAGATTGTGAGAGAGTGACACATGTTATAAAGATGATGGAGAACGACATTTTAAAAAAGCAGAAATCTGGTTTTTATAGGGATGTTGATTTATTAGCCACACAGGAAGAAGATGATATTCAGAATAAATATGATGAAATTGAAGGGACCACGAACCAAGGACCACGGGACTATCAATATAATATTTTAGAAATGCATGTTGATTGTAACATTGATGATTATACGGATCCTAATTCAGAAAAGAATGTTAAGGTTCCTTACATTATAACGATTGATGAAGGTTCAGGAAAAATTTTAAGTATTTACCGTAATTTTTCTCCAAATGACGAAACCTTTAAACGCAATGATTATTTTGTTCACTACAAGTTTTTACCTGGTTTAGGGTTTTATGGTTTTGGTTTAATCCATATGATTGGTGGTTTATCAAAAACTGCAACTGCTGCATTAAGACAATTACTTGATGCGGGTACTTTAAGCAATTTACCAGCTGGTTTTAAGTCTAGAGGTATTCGAATAAGGGATGATGATCAACCTTTTCAACCTGGAGAGTTTAGGGATGTGGATGCTCCTGGTGGAAATATCAAGGATCAGTTTCAAATTTTACCATTTAAAGAGCCAAGCAACGTTTTATTTCAACTTTTAGGTTTTGTTGTGCAAGCTGGACAACGTTTTGCGGCGATTGCGGACATGTCGGTAGGCAATGACACTCAAAACAGAGCTGTTGGAACGACAATTGCCCTCTTGGAGCGTGGTTCTAGGGTTATGAGTGCAATACACAAGCGTTGTTATTATGCTATGCGACAAGAATTCAGACTTTTGGCTCGTGTTTTTGGTACTTATCTACCTCCAATTTACCCGTATTCAGTATATGGGGGAAATAGGTTGATAAAAGCACCTGATTTTAGTGAGGATGTGGATGTTATCCCTGTTGCTGACCCAAATATTTTTTCTATGGCTCAAAGGGTGACTTTGGCGCAGACTCAACTACAGATTGCACAGTCCGCACCTCAATTACACAATGTTAGGGAAGCTTTTAGACGAGTTTATGAATCTTTAGGCACAAAACAAGTGGATAATCTACTAAAACCAGAAAAACCACCTATTCCAAAAGATCCTGCGATTGAAAATGCGGAGGCTTTACGAACAGAAGTTCCTCAGGCTTATCCAGAACAGAATCACGATGCTCACATCTTGTCACATGGGTCATTTATTAAGACTCGTATGGTTCAGATTAATCCTGTTGTGTATGCTTTGTTGCAGGCACATATATCTGAGCATATTTCTATGAAAGCAAGGGCTCAAGTTGTGGTTATTATTACTACACAAAGACCTGAACTACAGGAACTTAAAGACAAAGACCCTCAAGCATTTCAAATTGAGTTTGATTCTATGGTTGCTTTAAGAATAATGGAGTTAACTGCTGAATTACAGCAAGCTGAACAGATGACGGAAAAAGGAGATCCTTTAGTTGAATTAAAACAAAGAGAATTAGATTTGAGGGCTATGGATATGCAGAGAAAGTCTGGTGAATTTAGGACAGAAGAACAACGTAAAGGCAATGAGTTTGAACAGCGTATTGATTTGGATAAAATGAAAAGAGAAGATGCGGAAGATGCTTCTGAAGAAAGAATAAGAGTTGCTGATGATAAACTAAGATTACAGGCAGAAAAAATACAGGTAGATATGCAAAAAAACAATAACAAAGAAAGAAACTAGTATTATGGGTTTTGGAGCACCTCCTAAAAAAGGACCACAACCTCAAGGTATGAATGGGGGCAGACTTGTTGAACCTGAATTAAAAAAAAGAAAAAGATACGATATCAATCCTTTTTTAAAAATTAAAAGATCAGAATATTCAAAAACAATAAAGACGGATAAAGGTTGGACAAATGTTCCTTCTATGTATGGTGGTCAAGAACATGGTGAAGATTTTCTAACTGAAATGTATAAAAATAACAAAACAGATCCTGAAACAGGAAGAAGAGTAAAAACTTATAAAACAGTTGAAGAAGCGACAGTTGCTGCTAAACGTAGATCTAGTAGATTAAAAGAAGGTGGCACCAGTCAAGGAGCTAAGTTTGTCAAATATTTTGGTGACCAGTTCAACCAAAATAAAGATAAGATTTTAAAAGAAGCAGTAACAGGTTTATTTAAAAAAGATTTTGGCCCACGTTTTAAAAATATAATGAACCAAGCACAAAGCGATTTTTATGCTCAAGAGGGTATTACACCCTACAATACGGGTTTTGTTGCTTATAACCCTAAAAAAGAAGAAACAGGAATTAGCACAAAAGAAACCATGGGACTTAAACACGGTGGTTTTGGCTGTCCGCACCGTGAAACAGGAGCACAGTCTAATATAAAAGGTATTAAATGCATACAGAAAGCCGGTAAAAAGTTCATAGGTGTTAAATAAAATTGAAAACCTAATTAATATAATTATTGTTTTGTGTATTATAGAAATTGTGATACATTCAGTAGAAGTAATAATTGACACTCTTCCTTATATAAAATGATTAAAGGCGACTCAGTAGAATACGATCTAATTAAGAAACACATAAAAAACCTTGAGATGAAAGGGTGTGTATTAACTTGCGAAATTGGGTTAAGACGTGGTTTGGGTTCCAAGCTTGTTATGGATGCAGTAAGAGAACATAAACCTGTTCTGTATAAACATGTTGCCATTGACCCTTATGGTGGTCTTCAATATAAACATCATGATGGTTCCACACGTGAACGAAGAAACTATGATGACAATATGATGACGGAAACAGTGCCTTTATTGTATAAGGATTATCCAGAATTTGCATTTTTTAATATGACGGATGATTATTATTTTAGAACTATGGGAGAAGGACAGCAATTTATTTTTGACGGCCAGTTAATGTTATATGGTTTATATAAAGTTGTTGTTTTTGATGGTCCACATACCACTCATGATGTTTTGAATGAAATAAATTTTTTCATACCTAGAACAGAAGAAGAGGCTTTGTTTATTTTTGATGATTACCCTTCATTTAAGCTAGGTATTGTAGATGCTCTCCTAAAGACTTATAATTTTAAAGTTGTAGAAAAAGGAAACAATAAAATTATTTATAAAAAAGGAGAATCCGATGTTTCAAGCAATAATAGGACCAGTAGCGAGTCTGGCAAAAACTTGGATAGAGGGCAAACAGCAGAAAGCCAAACTTAAAAGTCAGGTTGAGCTGACAAAATTAGAAGCCACTAAAACTAAAATTGAAAAAGATGGAAATTGGGACGAAGCAGCTATGTCTGCATCAGATCAAAGCTGGAAAGACGAAGCTTGGACCCTAACTTTTATTTTTTTGATATTTGCTTCATTTTTTCCTCCACTTCAACCTTTTATGGCAGAAGGCTTTAAATTTCTAAAAGAAGACTGTCCTGATTGGCTGACGTATGGAATTTTAGCCAGTATAGCTGGATCTTTTGGACTTAAAAGCATTGCTCAGTTTAGAAAATAGTATTATACTTACTTGTGCTCTTATCTTATTTCCTTTAACGGCTAATAGTTGGAGTTATAAATGGACAGGCAAGGGAAAGTTATATGATCAAAGAAATCAATATCATGTCACTTGCCGGTTAACAAAAGAAAAAAGAGTTGAACCTTTTTTAGGAGAAGATTCCGTTAAATGTTTTTATACATGTAGCGATAAA